CTCAAGCACTGGGCGAATGTATCACGCGACATGGTGCGGTTGCACAAGCTAAGAAGTTCATCATTGATGGCAAGTGGCAGGAAGGGTTCAAAACGATTCGGGGATTGTTCTCACAAGAGGACGTCTTCGAACGGTTGAAAGCTTTCAACGACCACCCAGACAATGATGTAGCAAAGCGTTACCGTGCAACTGTCGTGCCAAAGTGGGATGTGGCTCGCCCAGAAGCCGACAAGGTGGACGAAGACGGTGAGGTCATGTTCAAACACGTTGGCGCTTGGTCGGCATTCAAGAAGAAGCCGAAGAAGGTGAAAGAGGACACGGAGTTGCAAGCGCGCATTCGGTCATTCGCTGAGGAGTGTGCAAGGACGAAACGACACAATTGTGGAGCTGGTGAGTATCGCTTGCCTGAAAACACATATAAGAATGTTGACAAGTCCTTGAATGCTCAAGCGAAGAGAACTAAGGCTGCACCCTTGCGACTAACTTCTGAACAGGAAGACGTGTTCGCGAGAGCTAGTGACGCAACCAAGTTGAAATACCTCGACGTTCTTGAGAAACGTGAACACACGTCAATCAAAACGTATTTAGAGCAAGGTGGCAACGGGCTGAATAAACTCATCATGGGATATGGTGACAAGTCAGCCGGTGTGTCTACACGCTTCAACAAGCGAAACAAGCGAGGCTGGGCTCAGAAAGAGACCTCAGACTTGATTGAAATCGCCTTGACGAGGTTGCTTGGTTTGGTTGTTGCAGGCGAGGACATTGTGAAGCTTGATGCTATCAGCCTTGTAGAGTACGGCCTTAAGGACGTTCAAATGGTCGAAATGAAGAATGAAGTCCACGCACCTAAGAAAGTGACGGAAGAGCGTTATAGGTTGCTATGGGTTTCCAGTGTTATCGACATGACCGTCCAGGGGCTGCTCCATAAAGCTGACAACGAATACTTCATCGAGTCATATCAGCTTGGAGTGTGTGACTTTGCCGCTCTCGGCCTTGGTCATGATGACAATGGCGTGAAGAGAGCGGTTGAGGCCATGCTCAACCAAGACCTGTACAACAACGTCACGAGCGATGTGTCAGCTTTTGACTTCTCTGTGGATGAGGAGTTTATTCAAGGTGACGGCCAACGGCGCTCAATGTTCATCGAGGACAAGGATTTGGGCAGGCTGGTGGAATTATATAGCCATGTGCTATCCAGGCATGTAATCTCAAATGGTGAAGTTATTTGGGAGTGCAAGACACTTGGAATTACAACATCTGGCCAGTTGAGTACCACCAGTCAAAATACCTACATCCGCGGTGTCACTGCGCACATTGGTGGCTGCACCAGGTATTTAAACCTCTCGGACGATCTTGTTGCTGCTATAGGTTTTGACGCTACAGCGTTGGTACCTTTTGGCTTCAAGTCCAGGGAAGTTGAGGAGAATACTGGAATTGCCAATTTCACCTCACATAAGTTCGATCTTGACAAGGGCATCGCTTACTTTCAAAATACGGAGAAGTGTCTTTGGAATTTGTACAACACATGTACTAATGACTCGGATAATCCGCAGCGTTTTGCGAGTATTGCGAGTGTGCATAGGCACAACCCTGAATTTGTCGAAGAATTTGACAAGATTGCAAAAGAGTTTGGCATCGAATACAAGAACGTGGGAGTATGTGAAGGCTACATGGATTATGTGGTGTAGCAATAGTTAGTTGTTTCACCCGTGGGCCAACTTTGCTTGTGATGCAGTTCAACGGAACGGTGTGTACCCTGTAGAGGTGCATCTTTCTGTTAAGAACAAGTTCAACGGAACGGTGTGTACCCTGTAGAGGTGCATCTTTCTGTTAAGAACATGTCACAGGTCGAGCTGATACCATTTAGTTAGTTGTTTAGTTGTTTGTTATGCAGTTCAACGGAACGGTGTGTACCCTGTAGAGGTGCATCTTTCTGTTCAGAGTTGTTGCAGTTTAACGGAACGGTGTGTACCCTGTAGAGGTGCATCTTTCTGTTCA